ACATCTTCAATTTCTACATCATCTCCCATTTGCCAGTTGCGTGAGAATGTTCTATATGAGATTCCTTTATGTTGATATTTCCTTTCCTTATCTGGTGGTGCTTTACGAGCAGATACTGTCAAGACATTTCGTTCCGTCTCGACTTCAATATCTCCTCCTGAAAATCCAGCAAGAGCGACTTCCAGTAATGTTCTACCACTACCTCCATCGACAACATTGTAAGGTGGGTAATTTGATCCACTTCCTGCGAGAGCTTCAAGTCTGCTGAATGTTTCATTGAATCCAATTGAATAAGGGGTATATGTTTCCCAAGTAATATTAGTCATGTCCTTAAATAAGCGACTGTGTACGATAGGACCCCGAAGGCATCCTGGCGTAAGAGTGGGACGGTGAACCGCCCCTCATCCTCTCACATACTTATTTAACGATTGATATTAAAACTTTAATAGGAGAGAACCGTATTAAAACTTACGGTTTACTCGACCGCTGTTTTCTTACGACCAATATTATACTTAGATTCCAGTGTCCATTCTCCCTTTTCTTTGAAAGAAAGAACTTTAATTTGGTTTAATGGAGCAAGGTCTGCAATCTTTTCTTGACTCAATGCATCAATAGTTACAAGACCCCAGTCTACCAACAACTGAATAATTCTATTACGACGCTGCACATCATTCAAAGAAAGATTTGTTCTCTTTCCATCTAGAGCAAACAACTCTTTAAAATGTACAATGAAATACTTGCCCTGTTTATGAAGAATGTGACAGGACTGATAAATTTTCTTTTCTTTTCTAGAAGCAACACCAATACGAGTGAGCGTTTCTCTCACCTTGAGGAAGTCATCGGGTTCACGAAGGACTACCTCCACCATATCAGTTTGTTTCCACTGGATCTCAGTATCAACGCTCATGTTTTCCACCTTTGCTCAATGCTTTCTTAATAGTATCTAGTTGATCCTTGGTGAGAATCCTGAGCGCCTGTAGAGCTTTATCGTCATTATAACCATAATACTCTTTAACCAAGTCAAGATAATCAATAGAATCTTTTCTTGCCCAAGGAGAGAATCTCTTCCTGGGTTTCACACTATTTAGCAAAAAGTCATATTGCATCTTCTTAGGAAGATCTGGATACTTGTTCATCTCATTGGCATACAAGATAGTATCCGTAAAAGAGCTGAGGCACCTGTTAATAATGTAAGGAGGATAACCTCGCTCAGCATCAGTATCACCATCAAGGATATTTCTTTTAGATTGATTGATTGAGTAAAGGTAGTCCTTCAGTTGATACATTATTTAAATACAGCAGTAACAGAAACAATTTTGGCACCAGGATTACGAGCGAGAGCAACCTTCCTGGCATCTTGATAGTCACGGGCAATCATCTCTTCTTTGAAGACGGTGCCTGCTTTATAGAGAGTCACTTCACACTTCATAGTTCAGAATGACAAGTTCTTTGCGTTTTGCTTGATCTGTATTATAGGTCCCCACAGAACGCATGGTGTAAGTGTGTGCAAATTCTGCTAGTGTCCACCCTTGGAATCTCTCTTTGATAAGTTGAGACGAATTATAAGATATGAGTTGAGGACCAACAAAGCGATCACAACAGGCAGCAAAATCATCGTGGTCGAATGATTTGTGCATATCACCTTTCCTTCCGTATAAGTGAGATCCAATATCGTAGGGTGGGTCGAGGTAAGTGAAGACCTGCTTGTTATCGCAAAAGAGTTGTTCATAACTTCCGTTAGTAATTTTCCAGTTTTTAATTAGTTCTGAGTATCCTGGCAGTTTGTGGATTCCACGCATTGAGAAGTTGGAATCACTTGCTTGCTTGGAGAAAGAAGAAGTTGCACTGAGGCCACTGAAAGAACACTTATTGACAATATAAAAACTAACGGCTGTCTGTACAGGATCACGCTCTCCTTCATCCAGTTCAAGGTATTCCTTAGACTCGATAAAGAGATCTTTGGCAGACATGGGGTTAGGGTGCCTCTGTTTAAGGTATTCAAGTTTTTGCGTAATTTCATAACCATGGTCCTGTAAGCATTTCCAGAAAGTGGATAGTGGTTCGTATAGATCGTTGACCCAAACATCCAAGTGTGGGTACATCTTGGTGACATACAATGCTACCGAACCACCGCCCAGAAAAGGTTCGCGAAACTCAGTGTAATCAGATAGATCAGGAAAAAATTGAGCGAGTTTAACTGTCGCTCTACTTTTACCGCCTGGGTAACGGAGGGGAGTTTTCAGGGACTTCATAGTCTGGATCATTGTATTTAAGGTATTCCCAAAAGGTCATTTTCAATTCCTTCTGCGTCATGCCACAATGGGCGGCGGCAGCAGGTAGATTCATTGTAGCACGAAATAGTGCTTCATGTGCTTCTTTTACATTTTCGGGTGTTGTTTTTACTCTTGATGTATGCCCATTGCCTGGCGGGTTCGTCTTTAAGTCTTTCATGCATTTCCTCCATCATAATAATTTTAGGTTCCTTCTCAAGGAACTTTAGGATTGTCACGCTTCAAATACTCCATTGCTCGTTCTAGTCCTTCCATTGTATCACCTAACTGACCAATGCCAGTGTTGCAACCACCACAAATCCACCCACGGAATTCCATAGTTTCATGATCGTGATCGAGCCACAGTTTTCTATCTGTGGCACCACAACATGCACATGGAGTTCCAATAGGTGGTCTAGTAAGTCGCATTTCTTTCATAAGTCTCAGGGCAATGCCAGAGTCTTTCTTTCCTCCTCTCTTTCTGCAGTCCTTGCAGAAGTTATGGAGTCCATCTCTGGTGCCTGGTTTCTTATGATAATGTGTTAGTGGATGTTCTACTCCACAACAATCGCAAACCTTTTTATCGAGCACAATGGTTGACTCGATTCCAGGAATAAAATTGTAAACTGTCATGTCTCATACTCCCGTATTCTCTACGAAGGAGCGCATCTCTTCTGCCACAGCATGAATCTGCTCTGCTGTAGGATATTCTGGATATGGTCCTGGGTCTTGCCCTGCTTCTTTCAACTCGGACCATCGAGAGACATTATGTGAAAGTTGATATTCTAATCGTTCTTGCGCCTTTTGCAAAAATTCCCAGCGCATTTCATACGGGTTCATCGCCATTGTTTTCCTCCTTGAGGTGTGTTTTGTGTTCGCTCCACTGTTGTGAAGTCGTGTTCTATTTATACGATTAATTTTTTATTTGGAGATTGAATTACAGAAAACATATTCTGATATTCTGTTTCAACCTCAGGTTGAGTTTCTGAAATATAAACAACATAGTCGTTGGTAATTTCAAGTTCAACTCCTTTTGCTTTGAGAAGTGGAGACCATGGTGCAAATCCAATTTGTCCTTGCTGTCCCGTTGGAACTGCGACAATAGGATTGACAACAACAATACTATCTTCTTTTTGTTCTACAAGGTCTGCAATGACATCTTCACCAGACCACATACGAATCAATTTAATGTTCATTTGAATTCACAACTCATCATAATTTCTGTTAGACATGCAAGCATATTGACTTCCTGATCAGGAACGATCTGGATGTCACGCATATACTTTGCAATGATAAGAACTGCCTCTGGAATAGAAGCAGGTTTCATGACACCATAAATGCTGTCATAGATCTTACGCATCACCATACTGGGATCGTTATCCATGTGTTGAACAACCCAGTTCTTGACATTAGTAAACTCTTTCTTCTTCAACGAACTAAGAAGAGAGTCCAGATTAACGTCAGCAACATCCACAAGGATAGCAGAATTAATACTTCCAGTAGCAGCGTAGCGTTGACACTCATTAATAAGACGACGCCAATCAGGATAATAACGCTTAGTAAGTTTGGCGAGAACTTTATCTTCATACTGAATCTGTTCGTGATCTAGAATAGTTTTCAGACGAGTGAAGAACTGCCCCTGCAATCCTGTTGCCTGCTCTGGTTTAATGCGAAAGTCAACGACCGTGCAGCGTGAGTGTAACGGTTCAATGATTTTGTTGATGAAGTTGCAAGTGAAAATAAAACGACAATTGCTATGGAACTCCTCAACAGCAGTCCTCAGAGACAGTTGAACATCGTTGGTGGTGTTGTCTGCCTCATCGATGATAACGACCTTGTGAGACGCTCCAGAGGTCAGAGAGACCGTTGTAGCAAAC